GCTAATGCGTCTACGTTAAATCCCATTTTATTTAATTTTTAGTGTTTAAAATTGCGTTTCTATATTTTTCTAATCTTTGTTCTTTAATGCCCTTTGTGTTTACAAACTCATTAAAGCTATTTGGTTTTTTAATAGGGTCTTCACTTGGCGTATTTGAAAGTGCTTCAATTAATTCAGCTACTTGTGCAAATCCTTGCTTAACCTTATATTCTAAATCCAAAACTTTTGCGTCAGATAAGTTTTTAGCTTCAGTCAATTCAGCAATTTTTGCTTCAAACTTTTCAGCCATTTCCTGCATCTTTTTATCTTTGTAATCTGCTCCTGCCTCAACTTCTGTGTCAACTTCTGGACTTGCTTCCACTACTTTAGTTTCGATTTCGGTAATTTTTCCGTTCTCATCTAAGGTAATTTCTGTGCCGTCCATTAATTCATGACCTCCTGCTGGTGCTGGTTGCCCTTCAATAGTTACTAAACCGCCAATCTCTAAAGCTGAAATCTCAACCTTAGTTCCGTCCATTAAAGAATATTCTGCCATCTCAACTTTAGTTTCCTCAACCTTAGTCATATCGGCTTCATCTTCCTTAACAGGCGCAGCGTTGTCCTCAAACAAAGCCTTAATTTTTAAAATTGCTTCCTGTGCGTTCATACTTTTTTTATTATATAGTTAAAAAATAAATAGTTTATCACTTAACTTGTGATAATATTTTTTGGATTGCATCTACCATAGACGCAACCTTGTTTACTTCCTTCGGTTTATAGGTAAATAAACCCTCTACGCTGAATCCCATTATTTGTCCGCTTTTAACCTTAGCCCACGCCTCGTCATTATCCACGATCATAGACCCAAACCAACTGCCAACAGGCGCATCTTCAAAGCCTTTCATTGGCATAATGCCACGAGAAGGATCAGAGATAAAACTTTCAAATAAAGTAACCCCCTCAAATTGTTGCTTAGAATCGTGCATTAAATTCACATTGCTTTGGAAGCCTTTTTTAAAAAACTTCTGTACAATCTTAAGAATAGTGTCCGAACTAAAAGCAACATAGTAATCGCCATAAGTAGCATCGCTGCGGAAAATAGGCGTATCAGCCAACATAATAGCACCCGAAATAATACGGCGATCTTCATTTGTTACCTCAAATTTTTGGGTTTTATTAAATGCGTTCCAATTCTTTTGTATTGCAGGACGATCAACTAATGCAATGAAATCAACTTGTGAATCATCTTCTATGCTATCTGTAATGTCCAACATATAAATAGGTATCTCTGTATTCATATCTTTAAATAGTTTATTTGTGAATATTTATCGTTTAACTAAATCTTGCTCTTTGTCTTATGGCTGCCATTCTTTGTTGGTTGCCTGTAACATCTGTTTCAATAACGTATGCCCTAACTGCCTGATTGCCTAAATCATTAATTGATTGTTGATTTAATTGTGTCATTTGCGCACTTGGTAATTGTGGCAAAATAGGTGCTTGTGTTGATATTGAAGGAACAGAAGCACCACCGCCACCACCGCCACCGCCAGGAACTTGAACGGCAGTTATTGATTTAACCGCACGCATACCCGTTGCTATTATAGCAGCAACAGACGCAATCTTTTGAATAGTACCAAATGGCTCTGGCAATGTTGACTTAGCCCTTATAACTTCAGTTGCTCCTGTATATGTATTAATCAAAGCACTTGCTACACCTAAAGCCTTACCTGCTTTTGTTTGGTCACCAATAATAGCACCTAAAGTCTGCGTTGCATTTCCAATAGCATTTAAATTATCTATTTTAGCTTTTGCTAATATATCATCATTTAATTTATCTAATTCTTTTAAATTTTTCTCTCTATTAAAATTATCAATAACTAATTGAGTCCTATATTTTAAAGCATCTTCTTTATCCTTAGTTGCTTTTGCTTCCCTTTCTGCGTCAGCATTTGCTGCGTCATCTATTAATTTCTGACCATATTCCCTTTCCTCTTTTTCAATTCCTAATTGATATTGCTTTTTTTCTAAATCCCACTTTTGCTTATCAAGTATTTCCTTTTGCCTTTTTTCTTCTGCCGCTTTTTCATCTCTTTCTTTTTTCTCTTGATATTCTTTTCTTTTTTTAGAAGCATCTTCAGCAGCCTTTGCATTATCATCAGCAATCTTTTTATTAAATTCAGCCGTCAAAACTAATTGTTCAGTTTTTAAATCACTGAATTGTTTATATTCTTCTTCTGTTAATTTGCCTTTTGTTTTTAAGCTTGCTCGTAAAGAATTTAATTCATTATTAATCCTTTGTTGGCTTAAGTCATAAATTTCCTTTTCAGAACCGCCTTGCGCCTTTAATACTTTAATACGGTTTTCAATGTCTTCGTTTGCTCTTTTATTAGCAGAAGATAATTTATTTAAACTACGTTCTGCTTTACTTGTAACTCCAATAAAGTCTGTAAATTGTGTAACTAAATCACCAACACTTTTTGCTAATGCACCAAGTGGACTTTTCTTTATCCAATCAGAAATAGCATCAAAATTTGCAATTACTGATCCCAATAAAACTACAAGCGCACCAAAACCAGTTGCTATAATAGCACCTTTTAAAACTTTAAATCCATTACTCGTTTGAACTGTTGCTACACCAAAAGCACGTTGAACAACCGATGCCGTTGCAGTTGCTGCATTATTTAATTCTTGAAATACGGTTGTACTTTTTATAACTGCACCTAATTGCTTAAATGAATCAATGCTTTCGCCTACTGCTTGTAAACCCTGCGAAAGAGCCATTGCTGATTGTACTTTTAATAAAGTTTTTTGAACATCCTCAGATTCAGAACCGAATAAACTCATAGCACCTTGAACGGCGGCAAATCCACCAGCAACTCCAGATAAAGATGCTGTTAATGCTTTAAACTTTGCATCTGGATTAAAGGCTTCTGTTAATGCTTTTGCATCGCCAATCCTATCTTTTAATTCCCCTGCTCTTTTTGCTGCCTCAATAGCTTCCTTAGATGTAGCACCAAACTTATCCGATAACGCTGCGACTTCCGCCTGCGCTTCCCTTAATTGTGATTTAAGTGATCCGACAGATTTGGCTGCCTGATCCGTATTGACATTTATGTTTAAATCTAAATTCTGTGCCATTATAAAAAATATTTTGTTTCAATAACCTTTAATAAACTAATTTTTGTTGTCTTGTATTCCATTGGGTTAAACCCATCTACTTTATTCAGCCTATATAATACTCCATCAATCCAATAAAACTTACTAAAATCTAAGTTCATAATGTCAATAGTATCTAATAAAGCTGAACAAGTTAATAACTTTGAATCCTTGCTTGTTATTTCTGCAATGTATTCACTATGATAAGCGTTAAATACATTAGTTGTAGGATAAGTTGTGGCATTGAATTGTATCTCAAAAGGTACGCCAAAGTTAATATCATTTGTAGGTGCAAAAGGATTATCTAAATGCCCACCATATCCATAGGTAGTAAGGGTATCAAGGACTGCTAAACTATTCAATATATTATAACTTGTTCTGCCTGTTATCTTTTTAGCTTGCATTATCCTGATAACACTATCCATTGAATTTTCTTTTGTGTTATTATCAGATACCTTGTAAATAGCAGGATATATTTTATCCGTGCCTGTCTTTTGGTATAATACACTTGGCGCAAAGATTACTTCAAGCGAATCAGTTTCTTTACTAAAATCATATTCAGTATCAAAAATTCTATCGCCATAACTTTCATTATATTTTTTCTTATAATTCTCATTGTAAAAATCGTTATCCTCTTTAAACTTATAATGAAAATATCTTGCGTTTAATTCACTCATTGGCTTGATACTCAAAGGCTTAGACCTATCTATTTTATTAGACCAATCTAAAGCAGTTGCACTTGTTTCTGGATAAAAATTAATAAATGGTTTTATCATTATTTTTTTATCATCCCAAGTATCTTCATATACATATAAATTAAACATCTTTGTAATGCTTAAAAAAAAGTCTCTTTGAAATATACCCTTTGGAATTGTATCATTAACAAATAATTGATCCCCATAAGCTACATCAACAGGCACAGAAGATTCAGAGAAAAAAGACACTTGCCCCTCTGTTATTGTAACAGGTGGGTCATCTCTATTCGGTGCTGTGTTGGTAAACCTAAAACTTATTGCGTCATTTGTGTTTATCAATAGTTCAAATCCTCCACCGACGCCAACTCCACCTGAAAAACTTTCTGAATAAACGCTTACTCCATTTTTTAAAATATTAAAAACTCCGCTTGTTGCGTCCCCTGAAAATGAATAAATCATACTTAAGGTAATAGAAGCTGCGCCTGTATAAGTGAATACGCTATTAACTGAACTTGGAACTAATCCCGATCCTGTAACTGTTGTAAATCTATAAAGGCTTGATCCTGTAATTATTTGTTCTGTTGTTCTTGTAGCTACAGGAAAATTGCTTGTAGTTTTTGTTAAGCTCTTTTGATTCTGTGGAATTATAAGTCTATTAAAAAAATTCTGATCTTCAGGTAATAAATCTAATGTATATGTGTAATCA